CTGCGCGTACCGTCTCGCTTGCGTCCAATTCGCGCCATCGCTGCTCAATATCTGATACGTCTGCGAAAAGCATCGTTATTGCTCCTTAGTCGCAATTTTCTTGCGCGTGCGCGTCGTGCGCGTAGGCTTCGGCTTTTCAGCCATCGGCTCAAGAAAACCCTTCTGAATCAAGCCGTTGACACGCTCAGCTGTGCCAGAGAACGTGTCGCCGATTGCGTAAACGTCATCGGGGTTGCTCAAGTCGAAGAACGGTTTGATTACCTTACCGTCCATGATTAAGCGCCCTGAACGCCCATCTTGAGCACAGCGAGAGCGGACGGATTGACAACCGCGTAAGCGTAGACAGCTTCGGTGCGGTACGCAATCTGGTTGTAACGCTTGAGATCACCAGCGCCGTCAGGGTCGCCGTACTCGATAACCTCAGCACGAATGTCGCGAACCATGCCCCACTTGATAACGGAGAAATCACCCATGAACGCGAGCACGTCGGTGCCGTAAACAGCAGGCGTGCTACCAGATGCGGGAGTCCTGACAACCAAGCGCCCGTTGACAGTGCCGGACACGGCAGCGGGAACGCCTTCGAGCGTACCAATGTTGAGGTTAAGCGGAATGTCGGGATACATGCGAGCCATCGTGTTCGGGACGCGAATCTTGCGCAGAGCGTTGGCGTAAGGCTTCGCCATCGCAACGCCGTTGATGTCGTAAATGTCATTGGTCGCGTCTGCGAGGTTATCGAACGCCGCAATCCAGTCGGCATCGGTCATGTTGGCAGCGGTCTTGCCCGTGTAGACCTGTGCAGCGCTCGTGGACAGCGGGGTAAAGCCAGCGCCAAGCGAAGTGCCCGTTTTCGGGCTGACAGCGTGATACACGACGTAATCAAGCGCACGGGCTGCTGCAAGCGCCTGGTCTTCCTGGATAGCGTCGATAATTTCGAGCTGGTTGTCCTCGTCAGCCCACTTGAGCTGGTTGGAAACGCGGGTCGTGGTCTGAACCGTGAAGCGCGTGCCGACAATAGGCGTGACTTGCTGCTCATACGAGCTCTTAGCTGCACCCTCGGCGATTACCTCGGCTTCGGAGCCGCCGTTGAAAATCAGATAAGTCTCATCCTCGAAAATCTTGGGACGGGCAGGGGACAGCGCCGCGATGGTGGACGCATCCTTGGCCTTGCCGGTTACAACGGTTGCCACGGAACGCGGCAGAACGATACCAGAAGTTTGAAGCGCCATGATTGGCTCCTTTCGTTAGTTTTTGAATAGATCGCGGACGAATTGGCGCTTTTCATCAGTTGCGCCCTCGCCCTTCGGGAACTTCCCAGCTTCAGGCGCTTTCGGTGCGCCGCCAGGAGTCTTGTAGTTTTCTGCGATTGCTTGCGCCTGTGCGGTCATCGCTTCTTCGTCTGTTGCAGACAGCGTGGACACGATGCTTTCTGGAACACCCGTGGCCGCTGCAACGGCTTTCACGAGTTTTGCGCGTTCCTTCTCGTCGCTCAAAGCCTTATTAGCCGCTTCGATGGATGCCACGCGTTCTTCGAGCGTCTTTTTGGCCTCTTCCATCTCGTCGTACTTCTTGGCTTTCTCGGCGTTAGCTTTCGAGCGATTCTCCCACTTGCGGGATTCGCTGATTGCCTGTTCGTACATCGCCTTGTAATCCTTCGGCTCATCCTGTGCAGGGTTGCCGCTGGATTCGTCCACTTTCTTTTCGTCGGCCATTGCAACCGCCTTTCTGAGCCGTGCGGCTCGCTTTTCGCCCTGTGCAGGGCATGGAATAAAAAAACCGCCCGAAGTGGACGGCATGAAAAAAGTCACCCGTGCGGATGGCTTGATTCCTACTTCGAGTAACGCTTTATGAACCTTCTGAGTTGCGCGTCAGTGTTGGACCTCACGAGCAGTTCGAACCGCCGCTCGGCTTCCTCGACCGTGATGCCCATCGCCCTCGCCTGGTTCGGCAGCACCGCGCGCGCTTCCCGTTCGAGCTGTTCGCGCGGCGATAGCGTCCTTGCTTGCGCTGGTTTCGGAGCTTCCTTCTGCGGCTCTGGTTTCCGCTCCTGCCCCTTTTCGTACTTCTCTGGATGCTTCCACATGTCGTAATACTTTTCTGGGTCATAACCCTGCACCGCTGGATTCTTCTTATCCCAGCTCACGACCACGCGGCAATCACAATGAGCATGAGCATGTGATGCGGTTTCTTCCGAGTGGTACACGAAACCACGACTTGCAAGCATGATGCAGAACTGACACGTCTCAACACCAGTTGGCACCCGCGCCCATCGCGGTTTCTTCGGGTCACGCTTGGCGTTCGCCGCTACGCACTCGTTAGCGGCTTTGCGCGTTTCGTAATCGATACGATCAACGCACTTGCCAACGAATTGCTCTATCGGCTTATCGTCCACCAAGTCTTGCGCAAACGCCCTCACAGCGCCCTCAGTGGCTTCTGGTACGCGCTGGCTGTCCACTTCTGCCCTGAACCCGTCATCAATGCCGAAACGCGCTCTCAGGCCGTCGTAGAAGTCAGCAGCAAGACGCGCTGCCATAGTTGACGATGCACCGCACGCTGGTTGCATGATGGCGATAACGGCATTGCGAACGTCGGCAACGTCGGCGCTGTAGTTGATTTGGCTCAATGCGTCCACTAGCGCCGCTCGTGCCTTGTCAGAAACGACGTTGAGCGCCTTGCTGTAGTTCTCGACGTAGCTACGCGGTATCTGCATTCACGCCACCACCAAAGAGCGTGGACACCATCGCGTTAGATGCTTCTTGTGCTTGCGCCGTCTGCAACTCGCGCATGATCGTCGTAACTTCCTCGTCGCTGTAGCCGTTGGAGCGCCAGAACGTCGGAGTGTTGGCGAACGCGGGAACAACAGACGCGATTTTCACCGATGCATCGGTCATCTGCGCCAACGTTGGCATGGAGGGATTCATGAATCGCGGCTGAATCTCCAAGCCGCTAACGTCCACGCTGCCAAACGTCGTGCCGCGCTCGGTTGCAAGGCACGCAATAGCAACGTCGGTAAGCGTATCGCCCACATCGGAATGCCACGCTTTCACCTTGCGAATCAGCGGCGAATTTTCGGCATAGATAGCTTCTGCGCTTGCAGGCTGGTCGTGGACAAGGCCGAATTGCGACACATGGATGCCCGTTGCCGCGCTCATCTTCGCGCAAAGATTGCGGAAATGGTCTGTAAGCGGCTGCATGGACGGCTGCGGCAACTGCCCGAATTGCGGAACCGTGCCGTCTGCCGTCATGTCAATGTTGAAGATAGCGCCGATGAACGCTTGCCACCTGTCCACGTCCTCGAAGGGGTTGCCATCGGTGCCGAGTAGGTACTTTTGCGAACTCGCCGCGAACGCGCTTGCAATCTCTTCGTTGATGTTCGCACGCACCGCCGAATCGATGTAACCCATGACTTCGCGTGTGATGCGAGATTGACCGAACGGCCTTTCGAGCGTGGCGTTGTAAGCCGCCAGGAACACGGGCAAGTGCTCCAAGCCGTGCGGCTCGTATTCGTCCACGTACCAACGGCCATTGTCGCTTTTCTTAATACGAATAAGGTACTCAGGCGTGACAACGTTTATCCACGTCGGCAGCACGCGCCCGGTAACTTTGTCCTTCTTGGTGTCAACCACGAACAGCGCGGCCTTTATGGTGTCGTTCGCATCATCCCACGTTACGCCGCAAGCGTGCGCGGGATAGGCTGACACGTGCGCGTGAGCGTTCTCGTCCTTGCTGACGAAATAGAGATTAAACGATTGCTCCAACGCGCTAGTAGTCGCTTTGCGGTACTTCGAGCGCATCTTGTTACGCCGCGTGATGGTATCAAGCTGCACCTGCGCTTCGTCATCGCCAACCGTGTATCCGTCGAAGATAGAATGCTCTACCATCACGTCAACGGTTTTCTGCGCCCATCCACACGCCGCATCGAGGTTGCGCAGCTTCGGCGGGATGCTGATACCCAAGTCAACCAGCCGATTGTGCATCACATAGTAGCAATGCCGCTTCATGTTGCGGTCGTAGTGGTCATGCCACGCCTTCACAAGCTCGTGGACAAGCATCCTGTCCTCGCCGCGCAAGCCGTCAGCGGATGCTACCATTCCGGGGATTTCTAACACCTAACAACCGCCTTTCTGTTCGGGTTGCGCTTGGTGGTCATCGCGCCCCAATACGCGAGCGCACATGCTTCTATCAACTCGGCGCTTGCTTCATCGGTAGATTCGAAGCCGAAACCGCCATTGTTGCCGATTCGCCGCCGTTTTGTCTTTGTGGCTGAGTCATCTAGTGCAGGCTGTCCGTAATGTGTGACTTTCCGCTCTTTCACGGCATTAACGAGCGTTGAGCAAGCCGCTATAACGTCACGAGTCTGTGGGCGAACAATTGCCTTAGTGCTCACGCCCTCGGCAAGCAAGCGTTCGTTAAGATTCTGCGCGTTGCTCTGGCCGTCAATCACAATCTGCGCGGCTTTGCTCGCCCGTGGCGCTAGATTGTCCACGAACCACCCGATGCCGTGCGAAAGCGATTTAACGTCCACCACGTAAACAAACGGCACGCCGTTATCAGGCTTGTAGCACGCTGCCAGAGCGCCTATAGCACCGTCTGGTGAGAACTTCACCGCGTACACGAGCAATCCGTCACGTGATGGGTTTTCGACCTTGCAGGCGCTCCAATCGCTTTCACGTATTACCGCGCTTGCCTTTGTAATTTCAGGCCACCATCCCAAATGCTCACGGGCGAATGCGTCCGCGCTCATAGTCCGTGCATCTTTCATCAACGCTGATTCGAGCAGCTGAAAACCTAGCGATGGGTTGCTCTCGTACCAGCGCGATTTATCGAACACATCGCCAATTTCAGACGTGCTCCACTCGTGGATGCAAGCGCCAATGTACGGGTCAGTGTGCAGGCTATCGCGGATGCTTGCGAATTTCTCGCCCTTGTAAGCCGCTGTCGGGTCTGGCACCGTTCCCATTAGGATGGTTTGCGGTGAGCCTGTAGGCGCTGCGGAGTTTAACGGCGATAATGCCGCATCCTGCGCGTCAGTGTAGCTCTGGGCTTCGTCAACTACCACCAAATCGAACGTGCCGCCGCGCCCCATGTCGGAATTTGCGCCGCGTGTGCGAAACTCAATGTGCGCTCCGTTCTTCAAATCAAGCACCATTTGGTTTGCGCTCGTGGTGTATTTCTTTACCATCGCGTTTAGCTCTGGAAATCTGGCGTGCGGGTCATTCTTTCTCTCGCCGAACTTCACACGTAGGCGGTCGAACGCCTTTTTAGCCGTCTGGTACTCTTGCGCCGTATGCAAAATGGCTTCACCGCGATGAATTAGTCCCCATGTTTCACGTGGGTCGCATACGCCAGTCTTGCCGTTCTGCCGTGGCACGGGCAGCACGCACAAAGAATTCAACAGCTTGCCGTCATCCCCGATTGCTAACCAGTCGTTTAGGATTAGCCGCTGCCATTCGAAAGGCGGCAACCCATAAGAATCAGCAATCTTCGCAGCAAGACCTCCCTCTGTCCGCGTGTAACTACCACACCATGAATACGTCGGGCGCTGGTTTCCATGACTAGGCATTTACCAGCGCCGCTTCTGCTTCGGCTAAGATTTCGGCCAGTGGCGTATCGCACTCAACGCCTTGTGACGCTGCTAGCGCGTTATACCGATCAACTGCTTCGAATAATCCCGATGCAAGCGGCTTGATATCACGTCCGCTGTCGGTCATATCGAGAACACGGGCGTATTTTTGAATCACCGCGCTTGTCAGCGCAAGCTCGTTTTGTTTTGCCCATGCCTGCTCTATTGAATCAGGCGCACTCGTGGGCAGCGGCTTGTTTTTGGGCATGGGTTATCACTTCCTTTTCTGCCTGAATGTTTAATTTCTGATTGCACGAGCAGCACACTAGCCGCGCATTGTCGAAAGTGTCTGTGCCGCCGTCGCATATCCGCTTTATATGGTCTACTGATGGGTAGTCCGGGCCGCTTGAAACCCATCTTTTGTCTGTTGGGTCACACTCAATGCCGCAAACTTCGCACTTCATAGAACCATTGCGCTTTGCTAACGCTCTCCATGTAACGCCATAATCTCGTTTTCTCAACGCTATGCGAACATCACGCCGCCTGCCGCTAGGCAAGTTATTTAAAGAACCAAACTCGTCTATTAGCTTCTTGTCGGCTGCTTCTCTTCGAGCGGTATTTATTCTTTCAACTGCTCCATGCCCTCTACCTACACAATGCCCAAGTTCGCGCATCCACTTGCTCACTGTCGCATGATTAATGCCGTATTTCTTGCCAAGTTCATACGAACTTGCGCCATCGAGGTATTCGCCCTCAATAGCTTCTATATCAACGTCATTTTTGCGAACTGGCTTCTTTCGTTGAAGTCCATGGCGAGCTATGACATTTGAAACTGTGCTCAAATGACAACCCATCAACCTTGAAATATCTGACGTATCCATATCGAGAACAGTTCGAAGCATCACGACCAGCGACGGGCAAAACTTCGAACGACAATTAGAAATCCATTTGCTTTTAGGATTTTTCGGATGCCTATGCGTTCGTTGTATCCCATTGCGCTTCAAAATTCGGTAAATCGTTTCGGCTGACACGCCGAACTCCTGCGCAACGATTCGCGCTGTCTCGCATTCCTCATAACACTCGATAACCGCACGTTCGTCTAGATTGGCTTTCTTAGGCATGGTTACTCCGCATCCCCGCACCTAGACGGGCAACAAAAAACCCGCCCTGGATGCGGTCAGAGCGGGTTTCTATTGCGTGATATGAACACGGATAGCTAGTCCGTTATCACCTTGGTTATTGTGGTGTGAACGATTTCAAGTCTAGGTGCTATGCGAGGGGGCGGGCTTGTGACCTGCGGGAAGCCCCTTATGCCACCATCACCAATCATCGAACGGTTGCGGTAGCGGCTTGATGCTCGCTCGTGCTGTCCCTCTCGCAATCGCAATCACTTCATCGTCGCTTCGGTTTGACTTCCATTGATTGCACCGTCGATGCACGGCATCTGTGTTGCTGTAATCAAGCGCACACTGTTGAGCTGATGCATATCCGAACTCTCTCCATCGGCTAACTGGTTTCCTTTCGTCAACCTCGAAGCTCATCGGATGTCCGGCGGGCAAGTCGTAGTCAATACGATCAGGACGGCCAAACGCTCGGCATATCCAACAGCCGCGACCTTCTGCCCTTAGTCTCGCCTGTAGCTTTCTCCGTGCGCTGCCGTTCTTTGTGCGCGGGTTAGACTTACTCATCACAACATCCCGTTTCGTAAGCTTCGAAGCAAAGCGAGCAGTCGCGGCAATGCGTGAAGTCCGTCATAGATTCACGCCATGCTTTTGCTTCATCAGCCTTTCGGCGTGCTGGTAGCGCTGGCGCTTGACATATCGGCTCTTTGATTTCCCCGCCCCCGAACGTCCACGGCTGGCGGCTTGCGCCCAGATTTCGCGGAGACCCAGCGCACGACGAAAGCGATTCGCAACGAGCGTTGTGCTGTTGGATTTTCGCACTAATCGCTTTAGCTCGTCGCGGGTCATGGTGGTCTCTCTTGGTCGTGGGCAATAAAAAAGCCGCCTGGATGCAAGCGGCTGATTTTGGGTAGAGATAATCCTACACAATTGCATATTAACGCGAAAAGTGTCAGTATGCAACTTTTGGTTGTATATTCGCATTTCGGCAATAAAAAAGCCGCCATGCCCGAAAGCACAGCGGCTAATCGTTATATTTCCGTTTCGCCCTTAATCAATCTGCTAACGCCCACCGAGTCAATCCAGTCGAACGCAACATCGCGCAAGTAGTAGCAAGTCGAACGCTTTATGATGTTTTCCTCGCTTATCTGCGTCCACGTCTGGCCGTCGATGTAGTGCCATTCGAGCAGGCTGGCGTAAATCTCGCCGAAACCGTCCCGCACGCCTTCGATGATCGCGAGCGACACGCCGATGAAATCCGTTAGCTCCGTTTCCTCCTGGCGCAACGCTTCGAGCTTTTCTGCTAGCTCGTCAACGTTCTTGATTGCACGTGCGGCTGTCGGGTCTGATGTTCCAGATTTGCCCACGTTCGCGGGTTTCCAATCCTCGCCGCCGGACATTAGCAAGGCATGGACGTAATCTAGCCGCTCGATTGCCTTTCGGGTCTGCTCGAACCGCTCTCTAGCATCCATAGGCATCTATGATGATTCCGCGCCCGGGCGATTTGCAGATGCCCTCGGTGCTGTGTATCGCCATTTCACAATCGTCAACCTTGTGGGGGTCGAAATAGCCGTGATGAACGCGCTTGCAGTAATAGCGCTCCGTGCATCCCGTGCGCGTCTGCTTGTCGAGAACTTCCAGGCGCAAACAGCCGTTGCAGATACAATCGGCGATAAATGGCGATTCGTGCAACGCCAGATGTGCGTGGGCGATGTAGTCGCTGCTACTCATACAGCGCCGCCAATCGCGTTAGCTCATGCGCCGCGTCCACCATCTTGCCGATGATTTCGCGTAGCTGGTCGCGTTCTGCCATGCAATCGCCTAGGTCGTGCGCTAGGTTGTTGTTTTCGCGTTGGAGCCTTTCACAGTCGCGATTATGGCCGATTTCGCCAATGGTCTTTTTAATCTTCGTGTTCTCGGCTATCAATCGGTCAACTTCGGCGCTTGCTTTCGCCCATCCGTTGATTGCCCTTGTCCATCCGCGGCTGTTATCGTCACTTTCGGCTTTAAGCTCGTCCACCTTGCGTTGCAGTTCGCGTTGCACAAGCTCACGTCGCGTGATGACATCGTTAGCGCGGTCGAGGAAATTATTTTCCAGCTCACGCTCTGTGATTGCCGCTTGGCGGTCAAACCATTCAAGAACCGTCTTAGGATTTGGAACGGCATACATGCCGCCAATGTCAATCATGGTTTCGCGCACGTCCGCTTCAAGCTTCTCCCTACTGTCGTTTTCGATCATTCCCGATTCTCCTTCTCGATTTTCGCGGCCTTGTGCTCATCAATGACGATTCGCGCCATGCAGTAAGTGCCAAGCGCTAGGAATGCCACGAGCAGCAAAAGCGCCGTGATTGCCAGCATTACAACGATGTTAGCTGCCAGCTCCATCAGTCATCACCGCCAACCTGGACGATTGCGAGCGCTGCGATTGCTACGGTCGCGCCAATCCACGCGGCGATGAGGTGGGTTAGGATATGCATTTTGCATCCACTCCCATTAGCTCGCGCAGCTCTTCCAGCGCCTTGATCTCGCTCATTCGGCTTCTCCTTCCACACGTAAAATCAGTATCCAAAACTCGGAAGCTCCCATCCGTAATGTTTGGCGAGCCCGTCGAACAGCGGCTTGCGCTAATGCGAGT